CGCGCCCACACTAACCAGCTTGCGAACGCTGCAGGGGTCGCCCTGGCCCCCAACCCGCCAGCCGTTACCAATTCGGAATGCGGAGATTGCCCGGGGCGCCATGCATGCCCAGCCCTACAGAAAGCCGCGTATTACGACGCGGAATTCGCCGTAAAGTCTTCGCCCGTGGAATTGCCCCCAGCCGCGGCAAGCCTTGAATTGAAGATGCTGGAACGGTCCTTAGAGCGGCTACAAGCCCGCGTCGAGGGCATGCGGGAAGCCGTGGCCGTCTACATCCGTCAAGGGCATCAAACGCCCTGGCATCGGGCGGAACAAGGCTACGGTCGCCAGCAATGGACCATGCCCGTCGACCAAGTGCTTGCCATGGGTTCGCTCATGGGCGTCGACCTCTCCAAGCCTGGCGTAAAGACGCCGAAGCAAGCAATAAAGTCGGGTGTTGACGAAGCCGTCATTAAAGCCTACAGTATTACACCCATGGGGTCGCTAAAATTGGTCCCTGATAATCCAGCCGACGCCCGCCGGGTATTCGGTACAACTTTTTAAGGAGTTTTCCACATGGCACAGAAAGTCAACATTACTTCCCCGGTCGGCCGCATCGTCATGGGTTCGCTGTACGACCCCAGCACTACGGACGCCGAAGGCAAGCCGCTGGTCGTCAAGACCGGCCCGAACGCCGGCCAGCCCCGCGTTAACTACTTCTTCGCCCTGGCTATCCCCAAGGGCGCGGAACCGCATTGGGCGCACACGCCTTGGGGGCAACAGATTTGGAACGTCGGCAATCAAGCCTTCCCGAACGCCGCGCAATCCCCGGCCTTCGCTTGGAAGATTGAAGACGGCGACAGCCAGATTCCCAACAAGAAGGGCCGGAAGCCGTGCGATAACGAAGGCTGGCGCGGGCATTGGATTCTGAAATTCTCCGGCGGCTTCGCCCCGAAGGTGTACCAGCAAGAGGGCGCCGGCTATGTCCAAGTCATGCAAAAAGACTTTTGCAAGCCGGGCTATTTTGTGGAAGTTGCATTTAGCGTCGACGGTAACGGTTCGCAAAGCCAGCCGGGCGTCTACATCAATCATTCCATGGTTTGCTTCCGCGCCTATGGCCCTGAAATTTCCTTTGGTCCCGACGTTGCTTCCGCCGGCTTTGGTGCCGCCCCGCTGCCTGTTGGCGCCAGCATGACCCCGCTGGCCGGCGCAATCCCGATGCCCCAGGCCCCCGCCGCGGTTCCGGCGCTTCCTGGCGTGCCGCAAATCCCGGGGGTTGCTCCGGCCCCTTTGGCGCCCGCTGGTTCTGTGCCGATGCCTTACGCCCCTGCCCCGGGTGCGCCTGCGCCCATCCCGGTTACTCCTAATCAGGGTTTCGTGCAGGTTCCCCCGCCGGCGGCGGCTCCCATGGCACTGCCGCCCGCCCATCAAATGACGGCCGCGGCTCAAGGTATCCCCTATGAGTCATACATTGCACAGGGTTGGAACGACGCCCTTCTTGTGCAACACGGCATGATGATGGCTTAAGACGAAAGCCGACGCCGTGGGCATGATCTATAAATTAACTTTCTCAAACGGGAAGATTTACATAGGCATGACTACGGCGTCGCTTCGCAATCGGCTTTACTGCCACAGGTTCAAAGCCAAGGCGGAAGCCCCTAAATTATTGGTTCATCGCGCATGGAAATTGCACGGGGAACCGCTGGCCGAAGTCCTAGCCATTGTGGCCGACGCTGATTTGCCAGCGACCGAAATTCGCGCAATTCGGGCGTTTAATTCGTTTGGCGACGGCGGCTACAACATGACGCCCGGCGGCGAAGATAGCCCAATGAAGACGCCGGCAATAGTCGAAAAGGTACGCGCTTTAGCATTGACCCCGGAACGGATAGCGCGAAACATTGCGGTTCATCTTGGGTCGAAACGTTCACCAGAAACCCGCGAAGAAATGTCGAGAGTGCGTAAGGGTATGCGGGCAGGAATGCCAAAGTCGACGGAAACCCGTCGCAAGATATCCGAAGCGAATAAAGGCAAATACCACTTGCCGCCCGGACGCAAAAACACGGAAGCAACGAAAGCTAAAATGTCAGAGTCAGCAAAAAGACGTTGGGCCGACCCAATGGTGCGGCAAAAAATGAGCGAGATTGCAAAAGAGCGTGAAGCGAAAAAGAGGCTTGCTAAATGATAGCCCCACCCCCACCGCCGGCCGCTCCGCGTCCAATTGCGTTTTACGATACCGAGTGTTTTAAAAATTACTGGCTATTGAAATTCCGGCCACGGGGCGGCGGCGCTTACGGCTTCCGGCTCCGTGCGGGCCAATCGTTTGACCAGGCCACGGCCGCCCGCATTCGGCTACTGTTTGAAGCCTATTGCGTTATCAGTTTTAACGGCTTGCGGTACGACGTGCCCATGATTACGTCGGCCCTCATGGGCTACACCGCGGAGCAATTGAAATGGCAAAACGACCGTATCATTGTTGAAAAGGTGAAGCCTTGGGAACTTGGCTTGCCGGAGTGGTCCCCGGCGGACCATATCGACATTATGGAAGTCATCCCCGGCGCCGGCTCCCAAAAGCTATTTGCCGGCCGCATTCATTACAAGACAATGCGCGACCTTCCCTATGAGCCCGACCACTATCTCAGCGAACCGGAAATAGTGGAAGTCGACACATATTGCGAAAACGATTTAGGCCAACTGGAAGCCCTCTACGACGCCGTCGCTCCGCAAATTCGCATGCGGGAAGCGTTGAGCAAGCGGTATGGCTTGGACCTTCGGAGCAAGTCCGACGCCCAGGTCGCGGAAGCGGTATTGAAGCGCCGTTGCGAACAAGCCATAGGTCAACGAATATTCAAACCAAATATTGATTGGGGGCTTAAATTCCGGTTCAAGGTGCCGGAGTTTATCGCGTACCAATCGCCGCAACTGCAACACGCTTTAGAAATGGTCCGGGCGTCCATCTTCACAATCAACCCGCCCAAAAGCATGTATGGCGGCGGGGGTGACGATGTAAAGGGCAAGTGCGTTCCGCTGCCCCCACAGCTTGAAGGCTTGACCGTTACCATTGGGCAAACGACCTATAAACTTGGCATTGGGGGCCTGCACTCCCAGGAAAAGAGCGTCGCATTTATCAGCGACGAAAATTACCAAATCCGCATGCCGGACGTCGCCAGTTATTACCCGCGGCTTATCCTCAATTCCGGCGAAGTGCCGCCGGCCCTTGGCGCCGCCTTCCTTCAAGAATTTGACGCCATTGTGGACGAACGCCTTAAATGCAAGGCTATCGCCAAGAAGCTGGAAAAAGAAGGATTCGAGGGAACGGTCGAATATGAAGACGCCAAGACCGGAGAGGGCGGCGGAAAGATTATGATTAACGGGACTTTTGGGAAAACCGGGAGCCCGTACAGCGTACTTTTTGCGCCGGAAATGTTGATTCAAACCACAGTGTCGGGGCAGCTTTCAATTTTGATGCTGATTGAATGGCTTGAACATTACGGCATTCCGGTCGTGTCAACCAATACCGACGGCATTGTGATTAAATGCCCGCGCCAGCTTATCCCGACTTCGGATTGGTTGATTCATGAATGGGAAAAGCGCACCGGCTTGACCATGGAAACCGAAGATTACGTCGCCCTTTATGCCCGGGACGTTAACGCCTATTTTGCAATTAAGACCCCGGACGATATCAAGCGCAAAGGCGAGTATGCCAAAGCAAGTTTGATTATGAAGAAGTCCCCCGACACGGAAATTTGTAGCGACGCCGTGGCCGCGTACCTGACCGAAGGTGTCCCGCTGCTCTATACCATTTCGGCATGCCGGGACATTACTAAATTTGTGACCATTCAGAAGGTCGCCGGGGGCGCCGTCAAAATGTGGGGCGAAGGGCCGCGCAAGGGCGCCAGGGTCATGGACATGGTCGGCACGCTACAGGCGGGCGGCTGGGTCAAAGATGGCAGGCAATGGCGCCGCGGGGACATGCTGGCGCCAGCGGCCACGGCATACGCCGCGTGCTTCCAGCCTCAACGGCCGGAGTATTTGGGTAAGGTAATCCGTTGGTACTACAGCACGCGGAGCCCCGGCCCTATCGTCTATTCCTCAAACGGCAACCTTGTCGGCGGAAGCTATGGCGCCATGCCGTGCATGACGTTACCGGACCAATTCCCGGACGATATCGATTATGCGTGGTACGTTTCCAAATCGGAAGCAATCTTGCGCGACTTGGGTGTTGACATAGCTAAATAATTTATCTATAGTTCAAGTACACCAACGAACCGGAGAGAATTATGCAAAATGAAATTATCGAAGTCGGCGGGCGTCGCTGGCTGGTGAGTGAAGCCAAGAGCCGCGAAGATGCACTAGACGCAATCGCGGAAGCCCGGTGCACGGGTTCCGTTGGTTCCAAAACAACCGTTGACCGGCGCTTTGTTGGCGGCGGCGTTGAAGTCCTTGCGGACGTGGTGCAAATCAATTCCGACGGCACCGAACGCAAGCCCTATACCGAAGCCTATTAGGAGCCGAAGCCATGAAAGCAATTTTGGTACTACTTGCCGCCTACGCCTTTGTCGCGTGGAACGACGCCCAAGCCGCTTGCCAACGTTTCAAGCCGGACGGCACCGTCGAGGCGTGCCAGCATATGGCCCCGGGGGCGGCGCCCATTACTCCCGGCCCCAACCAGGCCAGCGCGGACCCGTGCCAGCTTGGCGGCATGCTGGCCTATCGTGCCTATATGTGGGCCGTCCCGGACGCCGTGGCGCCCGATTACAAGCGGTTGCATTACGGCGTAGACTATTGGGGCGACATGCTGGTCTTGAAGCATAACCGGGCGGTCGCGCACTGTGCCGTCGACTACATTGCGGCCAGGCTCAAACTAACGGGGATGCGCCGGCCATGGGAAGGGGCCGTATACGAAGCGGCCCGGGAATTCATCGTTAAGGAGTGCCGCAAGTGATTTACAAGACCGGAACGAAAATAACATGCAAGGACGACGGGCAAGTCTTCGTCGTGACCGAATCGACCGCGGAAGTGACCAAGTACCGCGGGCCGGGTACGTCCGGTGAATGCCCGACGGCGCTGTTGGCCGACCAGTTCGTGGTCGATGGCGAACCGCTCCAAACCGTGGCCGAACACTTGTCGGCGCTTGACGTGCAGGAAGGCGGGGACCATTACAAGAAGTTGGGCGCCTATCAGCCTTGGGAAGTCCTTAAACGCTGGCTTACTCCCGAAGAATTCCGCGGGTACATGAAGGGCACGGCTATTGCCTATTTGGCCCGGGAACAAGACAAGGGGGGCATGCTGGATATCCGCAAAGCCGGCCACACGCTGCA